CCGAAGATAGATGTTGGTGCGGTGGTAGGCATGAGTGGGTAAGGCTTCCCGATAAAGAGGGAATAACAGTCGCTCATGGCTTCAAATGTAGCAAATGTGGTAATTATAAACATGAATATCCCACAGGTGAGGGAATTTAATTAAAAGAAAGGATATGATGTAAATGAGTAAGGCTATTATGATTTTAGGCGCAAGTGGCGCAGGAAAGACCACAAGCCTTGAGAAGCTTGACCCTAAAGTAACATTTTATATTGATGCTGATGGCAAGGGACTAAGCTGGAAGGGCTGGCGTAAGCAGTATAATAAAGAGAATAAGAATTATTTTCGTTGTGATGACCCTGAGCAGATTTTTGGACTTATGCGGCAGATTGACGAAAAGCAGAAGCAAATTAAGTTCCTTGTTCTTGACACTCTAAATGGGTGCATGGTAGCTGATGAGATGCGTCGATCCAGAGAAAAGACGTATGATAAGTGGATGGATTTGGCACAGAGCGTCTATAATATTGTCGATTATTCTAATAAAATGCGTGATGATTTGACCGTTATTCTTATTGGGCATACTCAGACAAGTGATGATGGCTTTACTTGTATGCTTACTAATGGCCGCAAGCTTAATAAGATTTGCCTTGAAAGCAAGATGACTACTGTGTTGCTGTCTCGAATTAATGATAATGGCGATTATGTATTTGAGACACGAGCTAAGAATAGTACGGCTAAGACTCCACGTGGCGCATTTGATACTGACGAAATTCCTAACGACATTACGATTGTTCTCGATGCTCTGAAGGATTTTTGATAAAATAAACTAAAATGATGTAAAAATTAAAGGAGAAAATTATTTATGAAGAAGATTAACGATTTTGACAAGATTCAGGAAAATAGTAGTGGTTATAAGCGTCTGCCCGATGGTGGATATATTGTTGGCATAAAGAATGTAAGTGATGATTCTAATAAGGAATTTCTGAGAATTGAACTTGATGTATGCAAGGGTGAACATAAGAATTATTTTCAGAAGCAGTATGATGCCGATACAAGAGAAGAAAAGTGGTGGCCGAGAGATGGCGTTCTTATCAGGTCTTATCGTGAACGAGCCTTGCCGTTTTTTAAGGGTTTCATTACGTCTGTAACCAAGTCCAATAAGAATTTTGAATGGAATTGGCAGGAACAGTCTCTCAAGAATAAGATTTTCGGAGTTGTATTTGCCTCTGAGGAATACCAGAAGAATAATGGTAAGATTGGTACTCGCAGTTATATAGCAAGCGTACATAGTGTCGAGGCGATTGAGAAGGGTGATTTTACCATTCCTGAACTCAAGAAGCTTACTGTAACTGCTGCCACTAATAATTCTAACGGTGCTATTGTTAATCCCTTTGAAGATGATAGACCTATCGAAAGTCCGTTTGATGATAATTCCAGCCCGTTTGATACTGATGACGACAACATCTGGAGCGATTAAAAATAATATAAAATAATACTTGACAAAACCTCTTTTATGTGATATGTTATATAAGGGAGGTTTTGTTGAAGTGATTAATCTTACAAATAAATTTACAGCTATCGGTCAATTACAAGAAGCTAATGTCCAATTATATCCAACACATATTAAAATAAAATTATCTCTTAGTATAAACGATATAACATTAACATTATATCAAACCACATCTAAAAGATTCAACAGACAGCAATATGATAATATAATGTCGATGTTACCCAATTTACATTGCGAAATTGATGGTTGGGTTTATGCTAAGGGCGAACAATATTATAAGCTCAAACAAGATAAGCCAAGCCGATTACTTATATCTGGCAATTTATCGACTTATGCTAATCGAGTATTTTTTAATATGTGTTATATGCAATTTAGTAATATGGCTGATATGTTATCTATTGAGCTTGATGGGCAATGGATAAATAATCATCAATTCTTAAATGTATTATATTCAAGCCCAAGAGTATTCAATATTACGCCGCCTAATATATGGCAGGATGATTGTTTATATCACTTGAAATTAGGGTATAATGCTGGGTATAATATAATTGATGGTATTGTTCAATCAAATGATAATAGCGAATTATTTATATTGTCATATGACAAGTTGGATAAATATATTGATGATGAATTAAAAAAGAAATTATTACTTGAATGGGATATAATTTCTGAAAATTGATAGAGGTGCATGATGAAAGTATTAAGTTTGTTTGATGGCATTAGCTGCGGTCGATTAGCTTTAGAAAGAGCTGGTATTCCCGTTGAAAGATATGTGGCTTATGAGATTGATAAAAATGCAATTAAAATAAGCAAAGCCAATTGGGATGATATTGAGCATTGCGGCGATGTGACTATTGCTGATTTTAATCAATATAAAGATAATATTGATATTGTCCTTGGTGGTTCGCCCTGTCAAGGTTTTAGTTTCGCAGGTAAGCAGCTTAATTTTAACGACCCAAGGAGCAAGTTGTTTTTTGAATTTGTTAGAGCAATAGAAGAAGTCAAACCTAAATATTTTCTTCTTGAGAATGTTAAGATGAAAAAGGAGTATCAAGATACTATTAGTTCTTATCTAGGAGTCGAGCCAATAGAGATTAATTCTAATCTAGTTTCTGCTCAAAATAGGAAGAGGTTGTATTGGACCAATATTCCTAATATTAAACAACCTAAAGATTTGGGCATTATGTTAAAAGATATTGTCCATGAAACAGCTGGGGATAATATTGATTTAGAGCCATATAAAGTCCCCTTCAATAACAGTTTAATAATTCTTGACGATGAAGTAAAATCAAGAAAAATTGGATATTTTGGCAAAGACAGTCAGGGTGGAAGAGTATACTCTATACATGGCAAAGCGGCTACTTTATGTGGTGAAGGCGGTGGTGGGTGCGCAAAAATGGGACAATATTTATTTGGATGCATAACACCGGATAGATTAATAAAACGCCAAAATGGCCAAAGATTTAATGATGGAAAATATTTTTATACGTTAACTGCGCAGGACAAGCATGGCGTGTTTGTCAATGGATATATTAGAAAACTAACACCAATTGAATGCGAAAGGCTACAAACCTTACCAGATAATTATACTTGCGCAGTTCCAAATACGGCAAGATATAAAGCGCTTGGTAACGGATGGACGGTTGATGCAATTACTCATATATTGAGTTCAATCCCAGAAGAAGATAAAAATTAAATTAAAAACAACTCTTGACAAAAGCCTTTTAATGTGATAATATAAATACAACGAGAGGCTTTTATCTTTTATTTTGAGGAGGTAAAATAATAATGAAAAAAGTATCTGGGTCTATTAGTGTTCGCGCACTTGGTCACTATGATTTCGAGTTCTATGTAGATGATAATGTTACAGCCGAAGAGATTAAGAAAAAAGTAGATGAAGTGTGTGATTATGACATTAGTTATGATGTAGAACCGGGATATGAAGAATATACTGAAGTTCGTTATCGTAAGAAGGGCGCGTGGTGGTAATGATAAAATTTATTGAGAAGAAAAATAAAACGGTCGAATTCCACACGCTTAAAGTCGGAGATACATTCAAAAGTCCTAAATTTTCTGCACATTATATGAAGTTTGAATGTGTCATAAATACTAATGGAGATGCATATAATAGTATAAATCTTGACACTGGGACATTAGTAAGGTTTAGTGGTACAGATGATGTATATGTTGTAAATCTTACGGTAGAAGTGGAATATTAATATGTCTGAAATAAAATGCCGAGTATGCAATAAACAAATAGATAAATCACAAGCAATACAAATTAAGCCAAGAATATATGTATGTTGCGATGAATGTAAGCAAGCATATGAAAGCAAAGGTAAACCGACCAAGCCAGTAAATAATAGTCGAAAAGAATTGCTTAATTATATCAGTCAAATTTGTCCCAATGCTAATTTTGTTGTTGTTAGTAGTCAACTAAAAAAGATGATGGCCGATTGTCCTAAGATGACTTATGGCGGCATAAAATATACTATATGGTATATAGCTAATCATGCTGGTAAAGATGTATCTATATCTCCATTAGGGCTTGTGCCTTATTATTACGACGAGGCGGCTAATTATTATAAATGGCTAAAACAAATAAAAAATCAAATCATTGCTTATGATTTTGTTCAAAATGAAGAAACGGTCATTAAAACGATTAAAGAAGAGGATGTGTTTGATTGAGATTGTGTGGCCATGATTGTATACCGTGTTGTATATTTTGTAAATATATGATACCTGATGTAGAAAATTCTATTAATTTTGGACTGAAAGGATGTAATCTATATCTCGATGAAGAACATCAAGAAATTGCTGATGCTTGTGGATATTGTGACAATTTTGTTTATATGAATGCAGAAGATAAAATTTAATTAATTCCGCTCTAGTCTCTTATGAAAGAGGTGATAATTGTTGTATGATGTTCAATCGGCAAGATTACTTCTTGGAGCATTGCTGATTAAACCAACATTTATACTTGATGATAAATACCTACTAAGTAAAGCCGATTTTTCAGCGAATGAATTCCATCAAAGATTATATCAAGCTATTAACGCCTTGGCTAAAAAAGGTTGTCGATCAGTATCGGCTATTGATGTATATAATTTGTGTAGAAATAATCAAATAGTCAAAAGAGTATTTGACGATAACGATTTGTCTGGTTTTATAGATACGATTAAACAATTAGCTAATATAGATAATTATGCTTTATATTATGAAGCCGTAAGAAAATGTAGCTTGCTTAATTCGTATAGTGATGCTGGATTTAATATCAGTAAGTTCGAGCATGATGTTGAAAAGTATGGTATAGAAGATATAGTTCAATATTATGAAGGGCAACAGATAGCTATAAAAAAGCAATTTTATCAAGATAAATCTGTCAAGGAGTATAAGGCTGGCGATGGATTCGCTGAGATAAAAGAAGGCTTTAAGGTTGAGCCAATGTATGGCGCAAGCACATTTAGCCCAATGGTTAATACTATAACTCGTGGCTGGATTTCAGGACAGTTATCTGTATATGGTATGCCAAGCGGTACTGGTAAATCAACTATTGGCTTATATAATCTTGTTAAAGTATGCTGCCCTGAGATATGGGATGATAAGTCCGATAGATATATAACTAATCCGTGTTATCAACACAAAGGCGGCTTATATCTCGAATGGGAGATGGATGCCAAAAGAGAAGTAACACCTAAACTCGTATCGTCTATAAGCGGCGTTGGCACAAGAACAATACTCGACGGCAAATATCAAGAGGACGAGGAAGAGCGAGTAGATAAGGCTATCGATATACTCAATCGGTCTAATATCTATATCGTCTGTATGCCTAATTTTACTGTTGATATGATTGAATCATATGTAAAAGATTATGTTATAAATCATAATGTACAATATATTGTATATGATTATATAACCGATGGGGCTTCTGCCTTTAATGATTTGGCTAAGAAAAATGGCGTATCGACTCGCTCCGACCAAGCACTTGCGGCGATTGCGTCTAAGCTTAAAGATATAGCCGTTGATTTGAATGTGGCTATTATGAGCTTTACACAAGTTAATGCTAATATAAATACTCAAGAAATATTAGATGCTGGCGTTATTGCTGGTTCAAGGGCGATTCAAAATACCTGTGATATATTGGGTATTATGTCTCCATTGCGTAAACAAGAACAAGAAGTATGTGATATGGTAATGGAGAGTAAATTTGCTGGTAGCAAAATCAAACCCAATCGTGTATTGTCAATGGCTAAAGTTCGTTTCGGCTCAGAAGAACAAGGTATTAGAGTATGGTGTTTTGTTGACTTAAATACTGGTCATGTTACAGATATGTTTGCTACCAATAAATTTAATCAACTCATAAATCTCACCTCAACAAATCTAATATATAAAAATTCTTGACATAACTAATCACGTATGTTATAATCGTCTCAGAAAGGAGATGATATTATTTGATAGATATTGAAGCGCTTAAAGCAAAAATAGATTCAGATGATATTATCTCCTTATTAGATTCTTTGAATGTGCCGTTGGTTAAGGCCAATGAGCAAGCAATGATATTTTATTCTGCTTGTCATTGGCATGACGAGTGTGAAAAACATAAGCCAAAATTATATATATATCCAGATGGCACGTGCCACTGTTATTCATGCTCATTTCACGGGGATATAATAAGTTTAATTCAGCAAATAAAACAATGTGACCTTAAGCAATCTATTGCATATATTTGCAAGATTCTGCATATAAATACAAATGAATGTATGCAGAATACGGCTATTGACCCTTGGCAAAAAGAGTTGAAGAGATTCTTACCTAATGCCGAGCCTGATGAAGTTGATATACCGATATACGACAAACAAGTTATAGATTTATTTGAGCCGATGCCTCATCAATCTTGGCTAAATGATGGCATAAATCAAGATGTAATGAGTCGATTTAATATAGGATGGTATAGCCGTAATGCTCAAATAACTATACCTATATTTAATACTAGCAGCGATTTAATTGGTATTCATGCGAGAAACACCCGTAAAGCATTAGTTGATAAAGGGCTTAAATATCAACCGCTCAAAACATTAAACTGTGAATATAAATTTCCAACAGGACAAGTTACATATGGGCTATATGAACAGCAAGATAACATACAAGATAATAAGCAAGTTATTTTGTATGAAGCCCCAAAATCGACCTTACAGAGTTTATCACAAGGTATTGATATTCCGGCATTAGGAATGTTTGGCTGGAATTTTAATAAATTGCGCCGCAATATGCTATTAGAATATAATATCAATTCCGCGATAATAGCTCTTGATAAACAATATATTCAGCCTAATGGTACTGAATTTGATATATATGTTAAACAAGTAAAAAAAATAGCTAATCTATTTAAGCCATATTGTGATGTATATGTGCTATATGATGATAAAGGTTTATTAGATTATAAGGATAGCCCGATAGATAAAGGTCGAGACGTATTTGATAAATTATATGAAAGGAGGATAAAATTATAAGATATGAATCCAGACGTGGTAATATTTAGCATAGCAATGTTTATGGGCGTTATTTTAGCATTAAACTGGAACGATATAAGACGTAGATAAAGGAGCTGCTTATTATGACTGAAAAAGATTTGGAAATCCAAGAACTTAAAGCCGAAATAAAAGAGCTTAGAACTAAACTAGGGCAGTATCAAGAGGGGCTAAACTGGACTAGAGATAGACTAGTAGAAACTGAAAATACATTAGCTGTTTGTAAGTCGGACTTGCAAAAAGCCGTTGTCTACGACTGCCGTTGTTCTCTTTGTGCTAAAATGTCTGATTGTGTAAAATCTGATAATGAACTAACACAATATAATTGTTTTAAATGGAGAAGAGAAAAATGAGGAATTTTTTGGCGATATTATGTGTTATTGCTCAGTGGGTGGCATTTGGAATATCTATATATGCCGCTAAGATAGATGGTGGCGCAATGTGGATATTAATATGTATTATATGGGGAGGATTGAGCGTATTAAGCACAATAGATATAATATCGAGAGGGATGAAATAAGAGCGCTTGCTATTGCTAGTGGCTCTGTAATATTCATTAACATGTTATTGCCTTTGCTCGATAGTCTTACAAGTATGGCTATTAGCGCTATAAATAAGACTGTCAATAAATGGTCTTTAGATATGGAACTTGATAAGCGAGAAGCTGAAGCTGCTGCTGAAACAATATCCCCGGCTGGTGCAATTACTCAAGCAATAGGTTTCGAAATTCCTAGTGAATCATATGATGATGAATATTATGAGGAGAAAAAGAGATAAATGGTAAAAGGCAACGGCACAAGCCGACCGTATCTGCATATGATAGGTGGTTCATCTACTGATGTAACTGGCTCAATGCACCATCTGAGATTTAAGAAATATTCATTACTTCTTGATTGCGGTATGATACAAGGCGGCGATATAGTCTCAGTATATCAAGCTAATAAAAATCAGATAAAATCAATTAAAGCTAATGAGATAGATTATATTATTCTATCTCATGTGCATATAGACCATAGTGGGCTTATACCGGCTTTGTTTGCTAAAGGCTGCAATGCTCATGTATATGTACCAACTGGCTCTATTGATTTTCTTAAGTTACTATGGGATGATAGCTTAAAAATTCTTACATCTGATTGTCAAAAGATAGAGGCTAAACATGGTCGTAAAGCAAGCCCACACTATTCGACTAATGATATATCTAAGGCATTAATGAGATGTATAGAGGTTGATTTTAATAAGCCATATGAAATCAATGATTCTATTAGTTTTACTTATTATCCAGCCGGTCATATTATTAACTCAGCTCAAGTTATGATTGAGTTAAAAGAGGGCAACATAGCTAAACGGATAGGGTATACCGGCGATATAGGCGGAAATACATCTCGTCCTTATGTTGACGATAAGCAGATATTACCATTTGTTGATGTACTGATAGGCGAGAATACATATAATAGTCCAGCTCGACCTAATAGCATTAAAGACCGACCTAAGGATGAAGAAAAATTAATATCTATTATAAACGAATATAGTAAAATATTAATTCCAACATTTTCTTTAGGCCGCACTCAAGAGATATTGACTGTGCTATATAATCTTTGGAATAGAGATAAATTAGCTTGGCCGTTATCGGTATATCTTGATAGTCCATTGGCAAGCAAGATTAATTCTATTTGGCCTGATTCATATGAGTGGGATAAAATAAGCCATTGGCCTAATTTGAAAGTTATTGATTCATGGGAATCATCTGTTCTTCTACAAGAATCTAAAGCTCATTGTGTAATCATAAGTGCGTCCGGGTTTCTTCAGGGCGGGAGAATAATGAATCATCTTAAAACGGCTCTACCTCATTCAAATAATCATCTTATATTTGTTGGATATGCTGGTGATAACAATCTTGCGAGTCAAATTAAATCTGGTCAAAAAGAAGTAATGATTGATGGGGTATTGGTACCCAATAGAGCAAATATTACCGAGCTTCGCTCATTTTCGTCCCATGCCAGTTATGAAGAATTGATGGATTATTATGTTAATCGATGTCGGTATAACAAAATCGCATTAGTACATGGCAACTATGAGGATAAAGTAGAATTTGCTCATACGCTACAAGATGAACTCATATCTCAAGGCAAATCGGCAAGAGTAGTTTGTACTCAAGAAAATCAAAAAATATACATATAAATACTTGACAAAATGACCTCTTTATGATAAAATTAATTTACAATCTATAAGGAGGTCATTTCTTATGTTTAATGAGTACGAAACCAGAATATGCGAAGATTGTTTGCACAAGCCCGTTTGTGTTTATTTGCTTGTAAAGGGCACAACAAGTGAATGCGACTTTAAACAGACAAGAGAGCAGATAGTTAAAAGCTTAAAAAAGAATAATCTGAACTGGCGAAGAAAATGTCAGAGGCTTAGAGCTAAGAATAGAAAGCTTCGGGCTAAAATCAATGAGGTGATTAGTTGAAAGTTAATCCTAAACTGCCCCAAGTTTCAAGCGGTACATTTATCAATGATTATCTATCAACTTGTGGCGTAAAAGATATAGATAAATATCTTTGTCCAGATAATAGTTGTTTTGATTCACCTTGGGATTACCTCAATATGGAAGAAGCCGTCGAGTTATTAAATGTAGCTATACGTGACGAACGTGTAATAGGGATATTGGTCGATTCTGACCTCGATGGTTGTGCTTCCGCAGCTCTAATGACAATATTCCTAAGGATGCATCTTAGAACAAAACGAATCGACCCTATCATATTTCAACATACTGGCAAGCAACATGGGTTAAATGATGTATTAGACGATATAATAAACTCGTCTGTTGATTTACTTATAATTCCAGATGCTAGTTCCAATGATAGGGCTGAATGTATGGCATTGGCTCAACATCATATTAGAACTATTGTCCTTGACCATCACGAAATATTAAATAGCAATCCATACGCCATAGTAGTAAATCATCATTTAGGCAATGGACTTAATACGGCTCTTAGTGGCACTGGCGTAACAGATAAATTCGTTAGAGCATATTGTGACAAATATGGTTATAGTAGACCGTTTTTTGATGATTTAGTTGCTATTAGTCTCATATCTGATGTATGTGATATAACAACATTAGAAAATCGAGCCTATCTGTATAGTGGGTTAAATAATGTTACCAACCCATTCTTACGATTATTGTTTGAAAAGAATGGTAAAAAATATGGCTATACACCTGAAGCTATAGCATGGGGTATTGCGCCGTTGGCTAATGCATTAGCAAGAGTTGATAATCAAGAGACTAAATTGTTGTTCTTTAAGGCTCTTGTAGGTGATATAGATGGCAATGAGGCACTAACAGATTTAAGGCGAATTAAACGTCAGCAAGATGAAGCGGTTAAATTAGCTACTAATATCATCGAGCCAAAATTAAATCTTGACCATAAGGTAATTATTGGGTTTGGTGATGTAGAGGATAAAAATTATCTTGGCTTAATAGCTAATAAATTTGTTAGTAAATATAATAAGCCAACTATATTGCTTAGAGAGTCTAATAATACAACATGGTCTGGCTCGTTGCGTAGTCCAGTTGAATTAGCCGATAAAATCAATACATCTAAGTTTGCTAAAGCTATAGGGCATCAATCGGCTTGTGGCATAGTAGTTAAGAAATCACAGCTAAGGCGACTTGCTAATTGGCTTGATTCACTTGACTTAGATGTTCAGCCCGATATACCTGTTACGGCTATTGTTGATTTTAACGATATATCTGTTGAGTTGTGTGAAATAATAGATTCTAATAGGCAATTATGGGGGCATGGCTTAGATTCGCCTACATTTTACATATCTACTATTGTTACTCAAGACAATATGGCTGTGTTCAAAAAGAGTACAAATACCATTAGAATATCACTGGGAAATTTAACTTGTTTGAAGTTTTTTGCTAAAGATGAAGATATATCCATGCTGACAAGTAAAAAAAAAATTAGGCTTGAAATGATAGTAAAAAACTGTAAGGTTAATGATTATAATAATGTTTTTACGCCCCAATGTGAAATAGATAGGTATGAAATAAGTGACGTTGAAGATGGCAATGAATTAAGTTGGGAGGATTTGTTTAAGTAATGATTTATTTAGACCATGCGGCTACCTGTCCGACAGTAAAATATTCTTGTTCTAATTATGGCTCATTTTTTAATCCTAATGCTAACTATGCTTATAAAGAAAAGCAGTTACTGCGAGAATGTGAAGATAGAGTAAGGACAGCTATTGGAGCTAAGAGCGGCAAGATTATTTTTGGTGGTACGACTAGCCAGCTGATTGAGAATTTGATGAATGCCGCAGTCAATGAAACTAACTTTTATCACGTTGTGTGTTCTGTTTATGAGCATGATAGTTGTTTTAGATTTCATCAGAGCACTGTCAACAATGTTGAGTTTCTGGATAGGTTGCTTGAATCTTATCAGAGTTTCCCCGAAGATTATGATAAAGTTTTTGTAATGTGGCAGGGAGTTAATAATATAACAGGTGAATTTTTTCCCGTCGCGGAGATTGGTAAGTCTTGCCGCAAACACGACGCTTTTTATATCTGCGACATGACTGCTATGATTGGACATACATCAATTCCTGATAATATCGATGATTGGTGTGATTGTGCTGTATGGAGTGGACACAAATTGGGAACGGAACTCGGCATCGGGGCTATGTGGATTTCTGATGAGCTTGATAAATGGTTCAATGGGTTTAAGCTCCACGGTACGCCCAACCTTGCTGGGGCTTTGGCTGTGGTTCAGGCTGTTGAGGAAGCTTGTGATAAAGATAGATTAATTAGCTATGAAAATAAATGGTCTGATTTGGTTAATGAGCTTGACAGCAGTTTAGACAAAATAAATATCAAGCATAATTTTATTCCGGTTGTGGGAGTAGAGGAAGCTGGCAAACCTTTTGCTTTAGCAATCAATGCTATTCATTTACCCGGAATTAACGCCGATTCTCTTCAACAGTATCTTGCTTCTAAACAAATTTATGTCGGAGCAGGGCATAGTTCTTGTGCAGATAGCGCAGATTATATGACGCTAATGAGTGGTTATGGTCTAACCAAACAAGAATCTAGTGAAGTTATCAGAGTTTCATTTGGCAAGGATAGTAGTGTTGAAGATGTTGTTACACTAGTTGAGGAAATCAAAAATTTTAAGGAGACATATATAGATTGAGCAGAGCAAGAAATTGGCTGAAGAAAGTCAAGAAAACTGATAAACTTGGCAAATCACTGGCTCTAAAATGCCGTTATTGTGGTATGCTTATTGGTAAAGAAATATATGATATGGATGAGCCGTGGGGATATACTTGTAAAATTTGTGGCAAGCAACCTTATATTGAACTGAAAGAACTAATAGATAAGAATAGGAATTTTAAGCTTAATGAGGTAAATGATGATGCGTGGATATCATAAAATAGAAACAGTATTTAATCGTTCTACTGATGGCGATAAGAGACTCGTTTGGGGCGATTATAGAAATGAAGCTGTTGAGTATCTTGCTGATAATATTTGGCAGTTCACAGAAAAGATAGATGGAACAAATATTAGAATACATTGGGATGGACATGATGTAAAAATAGGCGGCAGAACTGATAGAGCACAGATTCCCAATCATCTCATGGATTATCTGAGCGCAACATTTCTTACACCTGAAGTTGAAGGACTGTTTGAACAGACTTATGGTGAGAAAGATGTAATTCTGTTTGGTGAAGGCTATGGCGCTAAGATACAAGGCTGTGGCGGTGATTATCGTTCTGATGTATCGTTTATCCTGTTTGATGTATTGATTGGCGATAATTGGCAGTCTCGTGAATGGGTCGAAGCTACGGCTAAAATGTTCGATGTTGATGTCGTTCCTATTGTTCTGGAAGGTACTATTGGTGATGGGATAGATTATGTAATGCACCATAATAACTCTACTATTGGCAATGCAATAATGGAAGGCGTTGTTGGTAGACCTAAAGTTGAAATGAAAGACCGACTCGGCAATAGAATAATCGTTAAAATTAAATGGAAAGATTTTAAGAATTTCGTAGAATAATACTTGACAACCTCCTTGATTTGTGATATATTATGGTTACATAAATCAAGGAGGTTATTCAATGAACATCAAAAAATCTGATAAGCTCAAGAAATGCGCAATAGAGATAATAAAATATTGTAATAAAACCAAGAATTGTCACGAATGTTGTCTTTGTGTTGATGGATTTTGTCCATTTAATTCCGCTCCAAGTGGATGGGATTTTGAATATGAGGAGGACGAGTAATGAATAATGGCAACGTGATAACAAGCTTAAATACTCTTGAATGCGACATATGGAAGAGGTATAATTGCATTTGTTCTTTTATAGAAACTTCGCCCAATTCTAACAAATTTGAAATTCGTTGCCAATTCAAAGACGCAATTAATTCGTCTTGGACATTTACTTATGTATTTAATATATACGATTTAATAACCAATTACAACTCTGTTTTAGGCAAGATTATAATTGAGCTTGAAGAAGAATGGATGAATAGGATATATAGAATATGAATAAGATATATAAATTGGCAGACGATTATATTGGTACGCTCGATAAGATATGTCATAACCTTGAACTCGCATGGAAAGAGCATTGCCGAAAATTGCTTTATGCCGAAGAAATCTTGACAAATTCACACATATCTGATATAATCTCTTATAGAAAAGGGGTGGATTGGAATTGGCTAAATCTGGTTGGGTTGAAATAAAAAAGAAATATAAGATATATTCGACAAGAAAATATAATTCTATTAAAAGAATATATTCCAGCCCAGCCGAATTTGAAGCCAAGGTAAGAGCCGAGCCTTATCATATGATACATGAATATCTTGATAAGCCATTCAAAAACGCCGACACTCTTATTCTTGAGTTATTCCCCGGCTTACACGTATCGCTTGAAAGATGCAAATGGTGCTGTTTATATCTACTTAAACAAAATGAAGCCAAAGGACATACCAAATTAAGTGCAAGTATATTATTTAATCAAATAAACCAAAACTATCCCGAGCTTATTGATTATGTATATGAAGCTGTTACGACTTGGGATAGAATATATTATGATAAATCGTCTAAGGCTACAAGTATAGCGAGCACATATTGCAATGAGTCACTTGTTGCCGAAGAGATAAAAAAGCGAACAAACAATCCGCTTATTGATAACATGGATTGGCAAAAATATCGTAATATAGATGATATTGAACTTACCGATGAGCAGATGAGTTTGCTTGGGGCTGTTTGTAATAATAGTATTGTTATGCTGAATGGCAGCGCCGGATGTGGCAAGACTTCCGCTACAAAAGCATTAACACAAATGCTGTATGATAATGGTAAATCATTTACCCTATTAGCTCCAACTGGTATAGCTGCAAAACGGCTTAGGCAAGCAACAGGCAAAGATGCTTCTACTATTCATCGATTTTTAGCAAGTGGGCAATCTATGGGCGAATATCTTATAATAGACGAAGGGTCGATGCTGGGCATAAATCTATTAGGGCTATTATTTACTAATCTATCCAAAAAGACTAAAATAATTCTTATTTGTGATGAAGCTCAGTTAGCATCAATATCTTGTGGCAACATAGTAAAAGATATAATAGATAGTGGCATAGTCCCAATAGTTAATCTGACTCATGTATTTCGATATGGTACAAGCGGACTTACAACTATAGCTACTGATGTTCGCACAGGTAAAGAAATATCGCCCGATACAAATTTTGATGATTATTCATTTATTCAAATAGATAAAAAGCCGATAAATGATATATTAAATGTATATGCCGAATTACTTGAAACATATAAACGAGACGATATATTGATATTATCTCCGTTTAATGTTAGAGAAGCCGGTACATACGTTATAAATAAAGCCATTCAAGATAAATATAATTCTAATCCAACGTTAACATCGTATAATAGACAGTCTGTTGAAATAGACTTCAAAGCCGATGATATAATAGTTAATACAGAAAATAACTATCACATGATGGGCGAAAATTTCTCTGATATACCTGTTATGAATGGGGACATTGGCAGAGTATTGGATTATTATGAATCGAGTGGGCTGCTTGAGGCTCAGTTTGAAAGCGGCATAGCTTATCTTGAAAAGGGCGATATATATAAGCAACTATTAGGCTATTGTTTAACCGTACATAAAGTACAAGGCATGCAAGCCAAAGCCGTAATTGTTGTTATTGATAAAAGTCATGGTTTCTTTTTGACACGAAATTTGTGTTATGTGGCTATGAGCCGTGCGCAAGAAAAATTGGTAGTAATCGGCGATATAGATACCATAAATGAATCACTAAAAATTCAAGAAGAAAAACGCCGCAATACTTGGCTAAAGGAGTTGTTAGTAAATGGCAATTAAAGTTGATACTATCGGTCAACTTATATCTGTTTTATCAAAATATAACCCTAACACGCCTATTCGCGTCCGTAGAGGTAATAAATTAGTTGATATTAGTGACATTATATCTGTCATTGATATAGATAATAGTAAAAACTCAAGTATATGTATATGGATTAAGGAGGATTGATTATTTGATTGTATTGTATTCAACTCATTGTCCTAAGTGTAAGGTGCTCGAAATGAAACTCAAGCAGAAAAATCTATTTTATACAGAAATAGATGATGTAGATACTATGCTTAATAAGGGCATCAAGACTGCGCCTTATCTTGAAGTTGATGACAAACTTATGGATTTTAATACAGCAGTGAAGTGGGTGAATAATCAGTAATATATGGATATAACACTAAAGCTTACTAAGGATTTTGAACGTTGTCTTGATGACCTGAAGAAAAAGTATGGTGAGGAGTTTGAATATATTAATGGTATTCATCCCAGCCAGCTTGATTTTAGTGAATTTCTCGATAAATTTGTCGATAAAGACACTATGGCCGATGCAACCATAGACCCTAACGCCAATGCAAGACATAAAGACATTCGTTCATTTATGACCGAAAAGGGCAAGAGTGAAGATAAGCTCTTTGGGCTTAATAAAATATTCCTTGAGATTAAAAAGCGTTGGGGGCTGAGAACGGCTAAACAGTGGCTTGAACAAGAGTTTAGTAAGGGTTTTTATTTGAATGATTCGGCTACGGCTAGTTATTTTCCTTATTGCTGGGCTAATGATTTTACTCGACTGGCTACCGAAGGTCTGTTCTTTATCGAGGGTTATAATAATCAGCCTCCTAAACATCTTACGACATACTTTGACGATGTAATAGAGTTTGTATCTTTCCTCTCGAATCGGCAGTCAGGCGCGGTCGGTATGCCTAATGTTCTTATTTGGGCATATTATTTTTGGAAGAATGATGTAGCTAATGGATATTATCTAAAAGACCCCGACACATATCTTAGACAGAATTTCCAGAAACTTGTATATCGTCTCAATCAGCCGTTTCTTAGAATAGACCAGTGCGCCTTTACAAATGTAAGCATATTTGACCGACCTTATCTCGAATCTCTATTTGGCGGCGTTGTATTTCCCGATGGCTCATGCGCTATTGACCAGATAGAAGAACTGATAAAGTGTCAGCAGACATTTATGGAGGTAGTAAGTGAAATTCGAGACGAACAAATGTTCACTTTTCCGGTTTTGACCTACTCTCTGCTTTATCAGGACGGAAAGTTTATTGACGAGCCGTTTGCAAAATGGTGCTCAACTCATAATATTAAATGGTCTGATAGTAACTTTTTTGTAAGTGATAATGTGGGTGTATTGAGTAACTGTTGTAGACTGTTGTCTGATACTAAGAAGCTCGATGCGTTTATCAATAGTATCGGTGGCACGGCTCTTTCAGTTGGTTCTTGCCGAGTAAGCACAATAAATCTTGTTCGCATAGCTTATGAGAGTGAGTTTGATAAAAAGAAATACCTCAAAATACTTAAAGATAGAGTGCTGCTTGATTGTAAGGCGCTCACATCTATGCGACATATTATTGAGCGAAATATAGAAAAGGGACTGCTTCCCAACTATCAGGACGGCGCTGTCGAGCTTGACAAGCAGTTTTGTACTATCGGTGGCATCGGTATGTATGAAGTAATGGATTTATTTAGTTTTATTTATACAGATGAGTTTGGAAATAAGTCTTATTCGGATGAAGCCGTTGATTTCGCTACGCAGATACTTGATACAATCAATACTGTTAAAGATAATTTCGAGTGCGATTTCAGCTTTAATGTAGAGATGATCCCCGCAGAGAATTGTGCCGGTGTTATTTGTACTGCTGATAATCTGCTATTTGAACAGGATAAATATTTTATTTATTCTAATCAGTGGGTTCCACTTACTGAGAAATGCACAATTCAGGAAAAATGCCGTCTTGGGCATCTGTTTGATGCTAAATGTGGTGGTGGCTGTATAGCTCACATCGACATTGAGAATAGGTTCCCCAATGAAGAAATGGCGTGGAATATGCTTAATTATGTTGCATCTCAAGGCGTTATTTATTTTGCTTTTACAACTAAGATAAATGTATGTGAAGATAAACATGCTTTTATTGGCGCACAGAATTGTCCTCAGTGTGGTAAGCCTGTGAATGACTATTACTCACGCGTAGTCGGCTTTTATACCCCAGTTTCAGGTTATCAGGCAATTCGTAAGAAAGAATTTAATAAGCGCCAGTGGTATAACGTACTTGACAAAGATGGTATCATGTGATAAAATAAGGTTAAAGGATATAGTGATGGAGGACTTTGTTAACTACAAAGTCCCCTCTATGTTCCTTATAACGTCAATATGTGATTGGAAATGTTGTAAAGAAGCTAATATAGATATATCTATATGTCAAAATCAATCGTTGGTTAAACAACCAACTAAGACATATTCATATGAATCTATATATCAAGCTTATATAAATAATCCAATCACAAAAGCAATAGTAATAGGTGGCTTAGAACCATTCGACCAATTTGAAGAAATATTTCAACTAATTCTTTATTTTAGAGCTAAAGGCTGCGACGATATGTTTGTTATATATACTGGGTATGATAAGCACGAATTATCTGAGCTATATATGCTAAGGATGCCGAAAAATATTACTGTCAAATTTGGCCGATTTAAGCCGAATAATAAACCGCATTTTAATTCTGTATTAGGCGTTAATCTAATAAGTGATAACCAATATGCAGAGGTGATAAGTTGAGAATAGAAGTAACAAGCGACGAAAATAAAAAGCAAGAAATAAGGGCAGCATTAAAGGCTAATGACAATTATTGCCCATGCAGACTTAAGCATATACCAGAAAATAAATGTATGTGCAAAGAGTTTAGAGAGCAAAAATCTGGATGGTGTCATTGCGGACTTTATTGCAAATATAAGGAGTGATATATTGATAAGAATATTTGAAGGTGAACTTGGTCGAGAAAAGCATCTTATGGATATTGATGAGAATGAATTCAAAGTATATCCAAATAAAGGTGAACTTATAGCCCTTGAAAGTAATGAAGAAAATGACGATTATACAGTATGGGAAGTAATTAATATGCTTCATGACTATACTATTAACGAAATGAATATATTTGTTAAAAGATATATTTGGCCAGATGAGAGGTAGAATTTATTGATTAAAGTTGAAAATATAGAAACATTTGGTTGGGAAGCGGCTCTTCGCGGTATGCGAAACCCTAAGCAGAGTCATGCTAAATCGGACAGTTATAACACCGAAAGTAACGGCTATTATGTCGGCGAAAATGATATGAAACTTGCGTCAGCTCTTGTTAAAGCTGGAACAGAACACAGAAAGTTTACTCGAATGATTCACATCCAGATGGATATAACAGCACCTATGTTTTGGTGGAAAGAAATGGACCAGTATCGAGTGGCAACGACTACAAATGGATGTTCTACTATGCACAAATTATTAGATAAGCCATTTGTAGTAGAGGACTTTACTTTCGATAGTTTACCGGGATATAAAAGGGAAATCAAGCAATTTAGGCCTGAAGTTGATGAACAGGAAGAAATTTGGGCTGAAATTCAAAATTCTTATAAAATAAGTAATTGCGGACGTGTTAAAAATAAATATGGGCGCGTTTTAGGAGGTAGCCTACATAAAGATGGGTATATTTTTATTACTTTGAACGGCAAACAAATCCCCCTACATCGGCTGGTAGCCACGGCATTTATTCCAAACCCTGAAAATAAACCGGAAATAAACCATAAAGATGGGAATAAGCAAAATAATTTTGTGGATAATCTTGAATGGTGTACACGTTCCGAAAACCAGACACATGCAGTGGAAAATAATCTGCAACCAAAACCCGTTAATACTTATAAGGGGAAATTTTCTTTAGAACAAAGAGAAGAGATTAAGCGTCTATGGAACGAAGGAGTGTCTGAGCGCCAAATTGCGAAACAATTCAATGTATCACATTCTACAATTTGTTCTATTATAAACGATAAATATAAATATGCCGACCAAGTAAACATTTATCAAGAAGTTGCAATACCTTTGGTAGATACTTTGAATGAGCTAAGAGACGCTTACTTTATGTGCGAAACGGAAGAGGGGAAAAAGAAAATCTGGTATTCCATTATTGAATTGCTCCCATCCTCTTACAACCAGAAGCGTACATGGGACGGTTCGTTTGAAACAATACTTAATATTATGCATCAGAGAGATGGGCATAAGCTCAAAGAGGAGTGGGAGCCGTTTAGACGGGCTTGCTTTGATAATATCCCTTATCTTGAAGAATTTTATAATATAGCTTATAAGAAAGGAGAATAATAAAATGCACTTTAACGGATATGACCCCTTTACAACATCTCTTGATGCTACAGTTACAACATCTCTTGATGCTACAGTATATATCACCCCAGGAATACTTAAAAGAATACTCGGCGATACTCCTATAATGTTTTATCCTAAAGACAACCCCGTGCTTGGTATATCGATAAAAGACGTTAGATTCTCGCCTCCTGCAACAATAGTATTTTGGTCAGATAATACCAAAACAGTCGTAAAAGCTCAGAATGGTGAACCGTTCGATGCTGAAAAGGGACTTATGGCTTGTATTGTTAAGCGTATAACTGGCAATACTGGTCGATATAATGAGCTGTTCAAGAAATATATCAAGGAGGATAAGTAATGGTTAAGAAGCTTGATACGCCTATCATTGCCGATGCAAGCACAATAGATGTTGACGTTAATCAGTTTAAGTCATGGGGTAGAGAAACATGGTATAATACATTCGTTGTAATGTTTCTTAAAATGAATAATAAAGAAATAGCCGATTGTGCCGATAACATTGTCGAAGCCGTTTGTGATGCAATGGATATTTCTACTATTAAACATTATTATGAAGATAATGACAGAACACTTGAATCTGAGGCAATCAATGATTGATATAAAAATAAAACGTCTTACTGATACGGCTACCATTCCGACCAAAGCTCATTTTAGCGATGGGTGCTTTGATATTTATGCCGATTGTCCTAACGATATGTTTTATGATTGGGATAAACGAGAAGATGTAAATGGTATAAGAATCGAACCGGGCTTTGCAAAAACTATTGGCACAGGGTTTGCTACTAATATTCCCAATGGTTATTTTGCCGCCGTATTTCCCCGTAGTGGCATGGGCATCAAGCGTCATTTGCGCCTATCAAATAGTACGGGAATAATAGACTCTAATTATACTGGCGAATGGTTAATATCTATATATAATGACGGCAATGAAACACAAGTTATAAAGCATGGCGATAGAATAGCTCAATTCGCAATTTTACCTGTTCTCGATGTTAATCTTAATGAAGTCAATGAACTTGACGAAACAGATAGAGGAGCTAACGGTTTTGGCTCAAGCGGCTCATAAATAATCAATAAAAATAAGTCTAATTTTAATCCTATTGCTCAACTAATATAAATTATCATCTTATTAAATTACAAGCGTTTTTAGCATTAAAATTATACTAAATAAATAAAGAAAAAAAATAGGGAACATATACATCAATTAAGATAATATATGTTCCCTATAATTATTATGATTTTATTTTATACCAAAAATCGCCAGTAGATAATCCAGTCGGTTGTGCTGATTGCAACACAGCTTTAAGAGTTGAAACCGTAATTGCACCCGTTTGCCCATTTACACTCGTAACAGGATAAGGAGGTGGGTTAGAAGAGCTATATTGTTTAACGTTTTCTACGTTTCCCAATCCAACGTCAGACTTGCCGACTGTTACGTTAGCTGATAATGCATAGCCATTTACCGTTCGAGAAGTAGGCACCGCTCCAATATCACTTGCTGCAAGTGTCACTACACCCACTTTGCCATTAACTGATTGAACAGGGGCTCGAGCGACAGTAATGTAATCACTATCGTTCTTTAATTGGCTAGTTTTAGTAGGTATAGAATTTTTTATGGATTCATCGCTAAATGGCAACTGAGAATACTTCTTTATTCCATCACCAACTTTGTACCTAACCTCGCCAGCGTCAGTATCTACTATAACAATTTCGCCATCAAAGATATAGAACCGCCACCATAATAAACCAAGCCACTCCAGGCAGTTTGTCCATCGCCTATTTTGAAGCGCCCTTTATTTTGCCCGTCAGTAGTTAATCCTAATTCGCCCAACATCAATAATGGGTCGTTAGCCGTCCAATTTTCTTCGGTGTCAGACCTCATTTGCATATGAGCCGTCAATATGTCAGAGTGAATTCCTGTTGCAAAATCTGTACTATCTCCACCATTAATTGAGTCAATATCAATATTCGCCTTATAAGTGGGAATGGCTATATCGCTCAATTCGTATTCATGCTTAGATGGATTATATATCATCCAAACCCCACTACTATCAGGATAGGGCGGATGATTATTTATTTCAGATATATTGTTTTCTATCTGATAAAATTCACTAGGCACAGGGTCGTATGCAGCGCCGGGGTCAATGCTATATTTAACCCAACCATTAAATTGCTCACTATGATATACTCTACCATCAGAATTAATACCTCTTAATTGAAGTATATATTTTCCACTAAACGGCAACATACCAGCCGTTAATGTAACAGAACAAACGTTGCCAGTTCGAGTTAAATCAACAACATTATATAATGTTTCGCCTGAACATAATTTTTGACTATATCGTACATCTAATTTATATTTCCACGATTCGTCAGTGTCTACGGTGACACTAATAACATCTACGCCGTTATTTTTTTCAAACGCAAATGTATTGATGTTTTGTGTAACCTTAGTTCCAATAAGTGTTACATTCACCTCGACCAACTCCTTTGTGTTTAGATTTTATTATTTAATTTAATCACCAGCTGTTTCCTCAAGCTCAATGGTAATGGTCTGATCTCCATTATTAGTGACGGTCTGGGTCTTAGTAGCATAGCCCTCTTTGCTTACTTCAACAGTATAAGTATCACCAAGTCCACTAAGTAAGAAAGTATTAACCGTACCAGCAATAGGGCTAATTTCCTCACTACTAACATCAATTACTTTAATAGCCGCGCCAACAGGAGTAACATTAACAGTAAGAATAAAACCGTCCTGAAGAGAAACAACCCCCTTAGCCAGCTTAAAGAAACGACCATCAAGACCAATACCGCAATTGCCCTTAATCTTCACGGGTGTACCAACTTCATCTCCCTCAGAATTATGTAAGGTTATAACCTTATCAGAGACAGCAAATAAAGCGCCATCCCAAAGCTGTCCGCAAACAGAAACAGCCTTACTAGCATCGACAGCACTTGCTTCAGCATCACAAATAATACCATCAATTATCTTCATGGTAGAATCTATTTTTATGCCGCCGCAATATCTAGCTTTAGCCATATTATATCATCCTTTCTTATAATGAAATAACATACACATCAAGTGCACTTGTCGTAGAAAGATTATTTATATAAATGCTATTACTTACAGCACCTTTAGACACAGTCCAACTAGACAAAGTACAAACATGAGATACTTTGAATTTATCACCTGAAATATTAATAACAGCTACACCGCTATGCCCATCATCGCAAGTCACAAGCATATACACACCATCGTTAAGAGTATAAGTATGTCCAGTATTTGCATCGAAACTAAGCACCTTTTGAGAAACCGGCTCATCTCTCATTTCTTGAGTAAGATATGCTAAATTAACGGCGTGATTAGGCGCAGTGGGAGTACCAACATTAATGGGTTTATAAACCGATTGACTATCAGTTGCTACAATAGCAGCTTCATTATTAGTCGTTGAAGTAATTCTTACGCCGCTAGTACCCGTTGGGTGAATAACGTTCCCAAGATATAACGGATATTCCCCATCAATTCTAAGCTCTTGAACATCAGTAATATTATTATTGGCCATGCTTAAATTACCATCAATAGTACCGCCAGATACTTTAAGATATTCGCCTACCTGGTCATTATCAGTCCATTCATCGGCGTTGGCCGTATGGAAATAATTTATAGCACGAGTAGATACTAGTGAACCGTTAGTAGTAACTTGAGTATAACCGAAAGTAAAGCCACCCTCACTACCACCATTAGCAAATTGAGCGTTCATAAGCGGCAATCTAGCATTATCATACGAGACAGCTATATTCTCTTTAGCGTCATATGCGGTTTTAACCTCAACAAAAGTTTTATCAGCCGTATATTCGCCTTCTTGTCCAGCAATAGGTGTTAATGTTATAATAAAATCAGCCGATGCAAATTCCTGCCAATGCGTAACATCACCATCGTTGCTAAGAAAATGTCCAGCCGTCTCACTAGTAATCGGAGGCAATCCAGTATCAATAACTGTAGTATCTTCAGGTTGTTCTATCCATTCATTACTCGCAGCATTATATTTATATATCTTGCCAGTATCTATCTCATAAAATTCATCAGAATTATAGGCATCTATAATTAACTTATCGTCAGTACTTAATCCAGTATATTCACTATATCTTTTAGCCTCATAATATGCAGGTCTTTCAAGCGTTATCAATCATCTCACCTTGCCTTCATACCAACGATTATTTTCAGTATCATAGCGATAAATGCGCCCCGTATCTATCTCTTTATATACTGCGCCATTCTCTACATTAGCCGGTTTAGTATCAATTGACCTGCCAGAAAACGTCGGGGCTTTAGATATATTGCTATATGCTGCGCGATATTGAGTAATCATATTATCACTCCAATTTAATTAAAAAATAAAGAGAGCTAATAAAATTTACTAGCTCTCTTAGCATATGTGTGTTTAATTATTAATCAGCCAAGCCCATGTTGCTTTATCTGCCATACCAGTAGCAGGTATCTTGGCTTTTGCTTGTGCTATTTTTATTGCATTATAAGTGCCAGAACCAAAGTCGGCATCTGCACCAGACGAACCACAAGAAATATTACTATCAATTAAAAGGTGCTGAAGCTTTTTGACAGCCATACCCTTATCGCCCTTTTTAAGTTCAGGAGGATTAAATACAACCTCAGTCTCATCGGGATTCTCAGGCTTAGGCTCTTCGGGCTTTTTGCCTATATAATCATCTGTACCATAACCATCATTATACATCGGATGTCCAAAACCAGCTATTTCACTTATATAGCGCTTCTTCTTAACAACGCCGTCAACGCCATTACGAACTTCCTGATTGCCCTCAATGGTATCAATCATAGTATCAGATACACCAACAACTAAGCCAGTATGCCCGGTAGAACCCATGCCATCAGATAAGAAGAATTGGTCTCCAATCTGGGGCTTCATATCAAGTCTATTTTGTGCCTTATAATATGCCATAGATTGAGGACAACCGGCACCATAGCTATACTGAGGCTGACAATTAACGGTAAAGGAATCGTTCTCGCCATATGCTTTAACAAAACACCAGTCGCAGAATATGTCACACCAATTCAACCCTTGCTTGCGGTCGTGATAGTAATAATTCTTTATAGCATCTAAATCTCTGGCATACTTGTTAAAATTAGCCTGTCCAGCATTCGCTTCTCTGTCGTCAAGCTGTGATTCACTCTTTTTCTCAAGATAACCAACTTCTGCATAAGCTATATCAAGCAAAACCTGTCTGTCGAATTGAGTTTTAGTAGGCGTAGGTGCTGGAACATTATCTTTCTTAACCTCAGTCGGCTCATCGTCCTTTATATCATCACCAAGCAATTTAGCCCAAGTGGCTTCACCAATAATGCCATCAACTTCAAGACCATTAGCCTTCTGAAAAGCTATAACAGCATTATATGTGCCATCACCAAAATCACCATCAGCTCCAAAACTACCACAAGAATAACCTCTGGCTATAAGTAGCTGTTGCGCTTTCTTTACATGTGTCCCCTTATCGCCCTTCTTAATTTCGGGCATTCCAGTTGATGTAGCCGTATTATCATCTTGTTTTGGCTCAGTAGGAACAACAGTGCTATCTTCAACAGAATTACCAACAAACTCGTCATTATAATTCGGTCTACCATAACCAGCTATGAAACTATAGTTGAGCGGATAGGACTTCTTGCACACGCAGCCGCCGTTCGATATGACGCCGA